ATCTGGGCGGCTTCCATTGCCTGCTGCATCATCATCTCGCGTTCCTCTGGAGATGTGCGCAACTCAGCCGGGATACCCAGCTTGTCAGCAACATAATCTGCAATACTGCCTGTCTTGACAGCCATCTGACCTTCGGGGCCAAGGGCTGACGACATTTGCACCCACTGCATAATCTTTTCGATATCACCCATATTTTGCGCTTGTGCAATTGGGCTGACTGGCGTGACCTTAACTTCAAGGCCGTTGACGCGCAGTGGCATCTCAATCAAGCCGCGCTCATCCATCACATACAAGATACGCGCAATCATTGGCACCATAGTCTCGGTAATCAAACGACCAAAAGCGGAGCCAAGGTTCTGCGCCAATTCTTTCATGCGCTCGGCAATCTCTGTCGCAGACCTTGCGCTCATATTGTCAGGCGGCAGTGTGTCATCGAGCAAAATCTTTTTGACGTTCATGCGCAAATCATTGATGACGATCTGCGACACGTTAAAGTCACCAGATCGTGGCATCTGACGCAGGCTCTCACCCTGCGGGCCACCATTACGCGCCACCGGGATAATAGCACCCGGCGCAATGCGGATTGCTTGCGGGTTCAACACGCCGTCATCAGCAGCAGTGTAAACACCGGCAATCGACAAGCTGGCATTTTTAAGCAGCAACTCTAGCGTCTTGTTTAGCGTCTTGATGTCTGGGATAGCAGTGACCAACGGCCCACGACCGTAGACCTCGCCAGCGACCTTCATGTAACGCGCCACGATCCAAGGACTGGATTTCATGTAACGCTTTAATAGCTCGGCTTTGCCTTCCGGCCAAATGACGTGATAGCAGAACTCACCCATCTCAGGCTCATACAGTGTGGCTTCGATAAGCTCGATTTCCTCAGTCGGCTTTTCGTCAATCATGCGCTGCATACGCTCTGGGATTTCGGCATCTTGCCAGTGCTGGCTAATGGCCTCGCCCTTCATACGCATACGCCGGTAAACATTATCCACCTTGCCGTGTGCGCCCTCTTCAATAGCAACCAAATACTGCGGCACCGCAGTAAATCGGATTGGGTTTAGCTCATCGCCGGGCTGGATCAGCATACAAGCTGTGCCGACCGCCAAATCGAGCAAGAACTCGCCCATAGCCAAATCAAAGTTAGATTGGCGCAGCACACTAAACATTGTGTCGCTGTACATATCCAGCGCCATTTGTGCTTCGATGCGCCGCTCTTCTGGAATTTCTGGCCCCGGCTCTAGGCGGCACCACGGTGCATAAGGCGGGAATAGGCCCGACTGGATGCGGTTGGCAAATCGCTGTGTTGCATTGATAGCCGTGCTATCGAACACGCGAGCCATTTTGTTTTGCCCCGGAGAGCCACCGCCCTCGTAATAGCCATCGTACAGATTGCGCTGTGGCAAGCCGAACTCATAACAATCTTCGTAAATCTGCCGCCAATTATCTTTGCGGCGCTGCGCAATATCGTGACGCTTTAGGATTTCCTCAACACTACGCATTTTTCTTGTGCCTCTTCGCAAAGTTTCTCGCAGCTTGCTTTGACCCAAAGCCCCAAGCAGATAGTGCCTTTTTTAACCTAGTGGGCGATCCATCTGGTTTTGTCTCAGGGCCAGCCATACCACCGAACCGGCCAGCAAAAGAAACGCGGCGCGGCCCAGTGCCAGTTTTGACTGGGCGCTTTAGATTGCCGCCGTCCTTGGCTTCGTGATGCCTGCGACCAGCTTCGTTCAATCCACCGCCCGGAGCCTGATGCGCTTTCTTAGTCACGCGCCGCCCTCATGTTATCGACAAGGTTAGGATATGGACGGCCAGCCTTTGCTGCGGCTCGCTGCGCTTTGCGCTTTTGTGCCGGGCTTAAACCTTTTGGCTTGCCCAAACCCTTTGGGCGTTTCTTATCCCAAACCTCTTTTTTCTTTTCCATTACTTACCGTAACCCTTACCTTTTTTCTTCGGCATAACTACGCTCCTAATGTTGTCTTGGTTTCTTCTTGCTCACCGCCGCCACCAAGGCGACCAGCCATCATTAACCCACGGCGACCCGCTCTGCGGCCACGTCTTTTAGCAGCCGCTGCTCGTTCTGATCTAGCTGCCTTTTGCGCTGTTAATTTACCAGCCATTTCTTCGACACTGGTTCCGGCAGCCGTAGCGGCCAAATTTGCAACAGCCATACTAGGCGCTTTTTTCTTCGGGCCAATTCCAATTGCGCCGCCAACTTTTTTAACTACATTGCTCATATCAATTACCCTAAAGTTGTTTCATCTTCGGCTGTGCCGCCGCGAATAGAAGCCATAAGCATACGCCGACCGCCGTACTGCCTAGCCCTGCGCCGAGCAGCCATTTGACGTGCTTGGCTTTCTTCTTGCGCTTCAAGGCGCTCTTCTTGCCGTTTTTGCGCTTCTGTCACCTCTGGGGCAACTTGTTGCGGCGTTGGCATTTTAGGGGTTTTAAAAAGATTGCTCATTCGTAAACCTTTGCGAACATCATGTGGTCAGAATTGCCCGGCCCATATTTGCGCAGTAATCCTTCTGGCGTGAATTTTAACACCTTTGCCCACCGCATCGCAAGCTCGTTTTCTGTGTCAACAGTGATCTGCAATCGTTTTAATTGATACTCTATAGAAATCTTATCGAAATATCTAATAGCTGCCCTTGTCGCTGTAGTAGATATGTTGGGAAATTCTATAGATGTTATCATCCACGCCTCTGCTACACTAGGCCACATAACATTGCAGCCCAAGCAGGCAACAATCCTGCCGCGCCACAGCGCCGTGATAGCGCCGCCCTCGGCTTGGAACGCCTTTAACATCTCTTGATAGTCAGGAATATGATTAAAAGCCTTCTTGTCATGCTCCCGCAAATCAGCCGCATAGGGGTGCGTCCAATGAAACGGCACAATCTGGATTTGGCGATTGTTGGTTATTTCGCGCTGCCACATTAAAAAACACTAAAATCCATATTTGCTGTGGCCTGTTTAAACTGATTGCTAAACTGGCTGTTGCGCGTAATGTTCCGCACCTCGCCAGCGCCAAGCATCAAATAGCCAAATGCGTCACCAACGTGCGAGTGCTGGTTTTTATTCGCCACATCGCGGAACCGCTCTTGACCAGCGCCGACTGCCATACGTTTAAAATGATAACCGCCAGCCAAAGACTTGCGAACCTTAACGCAAGAACGATTAACCAGCAGGCCGGGCTTGCCGTCAATCAACCTATTCATCGGCATAGCACCAGCTTCACGCCGAACCATAAAATCGTTGGTGCTGGTCGGCCTAGCGTGTAGCCCCATCGTGCGCAGATGCTCAAACGCCGTCACCTCAAATATCTCGTCACGCTTGACACCAGCCGGATCACCCCAGATCAACACGTCCGACTTTGGAAAGTGCTGTTGTATGTCAGCCAGCAAGTGATGGCAAAACCGCTCAAGCCCCATATCAAACGCAACAAGCTCATGCACAACGTGCCACCGGCCGTTCTGCATCTTCTGCCCAAAGACAGCCGCAGGCGTCAAACCAAAGTCAAGCCCAATGTGAACCGGCCAACCCTCTTCGATATGCACGTCAGCCGACATCATACTGTCAACAAACTCGTGCCAGACCGGCTTGCCGTCCTGCACATAAACATACTTAGCCCCGGCATAACATTGTATCCAGTCAATGGTCTTGCCCGCTAACTGCTGCTCGTAATAGCCGGGCGGCAAATTGTTGGTGTTTTCAGCTTGCGGGTTATTGATCCAATATTTATCAGCCGAGAATATAGCGCCCTCGTGTTCTTTAGTTCCCTCAATAACGCCGCCGGGCTGTTTGTAAAACTTCCAAGGATACTTTCCGCGAATAGGATTTTTCTCAGCTAACTGGTGCCACCAGTGGTCACTATCCATTGGGTTGGTACTCATCCACACGCCGCGCCAAGTGCAACCGCCATTTGCCCTAGTTGGGAAACGACCGACACGCGAGGTCAAACCATCAACCACCGCCTTTGGCAGTTCTCTAGCCTCATCAATAAAACCGCCGGTCAATTCCAAAGACAACAGCTTGCGCACGTCACGCGGCTGATCCAACGCCAAAAAGATCACCTCACAATCAAGCCCAGCCACGCCATCGCGTGGCGGCAGCTTGATGTGATGGGTGATTGGCGGCGACCAGCGCATTGGCCCCCAAACATTCTCAGGGAATAATTCCTGCCACGTCTTAATTGTGGTCGTGCGCAGTTCCGGGTAGCTGTTTCGGATAACTGCAAATCTGGTATATCTGATCCCATCTATCGGTGATGGCTCCTGCTTCACCGCCCTCAACATCACTTCCGCTAACGAACCGAATGTCTTGCCAGAGCCTACTGGCCCCATCAGACCACGCACGAAACTGTCGTCTTGCAAAAATTCCCATACGGTCGGACTTTCCGAAAAATCTAAATTTAACCCCGCCAAAGCCTCAGTGGTCGGTTGCTTCCTACGCCGGGGTGATCTGTCTGTTGCTGCTCTAGCTCGCGCCATCATAATCCTCTGGGTCAAAAATAATAGTAGTTTCTCCGCAATACTCGTCACTCGTTAACTCAAGCATAGGCCCGCTGCACACCGTGCAAACAATCGCCTCGCCGCCATCATAAACACGACCCCTAGTCAACTGGTTGCAATAGCCACACAAAATATCGTTCTTAAAAAATCTGACGCTGATATAATCCTTCATGTCGATGACCTTACCCATCATCGCCCTCAATCTCGACAATCTTCGCCGTTGGCCCGGTAATGTTAATGCCAATCATGCTCGGCTTGTCGCCGTCACTGTTAGGCTCCAATAACCCGCGATGCTTCGCCAATAGCCGCAACGCCGACAACTTGTCGTGCATCTCCACCTCAATCTGATTGCCAAACTGATTGGGCGTAACCTTGACCTTTTTAACCGCCCGGCGGGCGCGATCCGACAACTGATCGCTGGGCGTTAGCGTGACCCTGCCCATATCATCCCACTGGATAACGTCAGTCGCCTCACCGGCACCAATCGCCTCTAGCTCTTGCACAACGGCCTCGCGCCGAGCCTCATCGGAGGAAGCCAGCGCTGCTCGCTGCTGCCTAATCGTTGGCGATTTTTTTTCTGACATCCAGACACTCCGATCCTGTTGCGGCATAGCCAGCCAGATCAACCCAGCTATCCTGATGATCAGGCGTGGCCGCTAAACGCGCCAACTTTACCCCAGCCATCATCATAGCCACATGCTCCGGCTCAATCTGTATGCCAATGAGCGCCGTCCATATAATAGCAATGCGCTCGTGATTTTCCCAAATGCTGCCGTAATCCTCGCCACGATCAGCGACAGTTTCCTTGGCGGCGTCCAATAACTCGTATCTGTTCATCCTTCGGTGTCTCCCTTAACGTCAATAATTTTTAAGTTGCAAACAGTGCAATCGTATTCTCGCTTGTGCGCCTCATCGCGCACAACCCTTATTGCGCTGCGACAGCGCGGGCATTGCCGGTTATTCAGCTTTCGCTCAAATGAGCCATCGCCCTCGTCAATCATTGGCCTCTCCTGTTCCCCCACAAGAATAGCACGATGTCCACTGGACGCAACCATAGCCATCCGGCTCGCGGATGAAGCCGTTGTCGCAGTCCGGGCAAACGGTGCGAAAATTTTGTGTGACACCCCCATCGATAAGCGGAGAGAGGCGGGGGGCAAGGGGTCGGTCTTGCTGTGGCCGGGTATCGTCATCGACCGCGCCGTACACCGACAAACCAACGTCTGTTGCCGTGTACATCACGACATCACCTGTGCAACATCGTAGAGCGATGGCACCCCTGCCCTGCGTTCAAGCGCAGCATCGCAGGTGTTCAGTGTTGCTGCCCTCACATCAGCCGCAGTAAAGCCAGCAGCGGCCAGCCGCCGTGCGTGTGCTATCTCGTTGTCGTACATCCTGACCTGACCTGTCGCCTGCTGCACGGCGCTGATGTAAGTGTGGGTGATGGCCTCGGCGATCGGGTCATCGGGTGTGTGAGAGACTGATTGTAAATCCCCCAGACCCCCTGTTTCTTTATTGTGTGCATCATCTTGGTCAGCCACAAGCTGCAACGGTTTGGCGTTGTGTATCTCTTCATACGTTGGCAACGCCTCGTCACCATCCCACAGCACTTGATACCTGTTGCTTTTCCAGCCGCTTGATGTCTCTTGGTAATCCTTTGGCTGTAGCTGCCGCACATATCGCTTGCGCTTCAACACCTTCATCGCGGCGTGGATCGTCACACGTTCTGCGTAGCCTGTCACGGCGCACAGCGTTTCCATTGACGGCCAACACACACCAGCCGCATTTGTGTGGATGCACAAAGCGCCCAGCACCCGCAACTCGCGTTCCTTCAATTCACGGTCATTGACCGCTCGTGACGGCATCACCGACCATTTCCTAGAAAGGGATTTCATCATTCAGTTCCTTTTCAGTTCTTGTCTTCACCTTTTCAACAGCGGCACCCGGCCACATCGCCTTGGCTATGTCAGCCACTTGCCCGGCCTTGTCCTTGCGCCAGCCTGACACGATAGCTGCGATCTCATCAACGCTGTAGACCACCATCTCTCTATGCTCGCTGGCAACCTTACCTGCCTCATATCCATTGCGCGTGATCGCCAGCACCTTGCCATCATCCATCTGAGCTTCCCAATAATCACCAGTCAGCGGTTCATGCCCACCAGCGATAGCCGCCTGCTCAAGCGCAGCCAATCCCCGCAACGTCACCGACACCTGATGCTCAACATCGTGCTGGCTTTCTATCGCCTCATTCAGCTTATCCATCTGCGCTTCAAACCTACCACGCAGCCCCTGCTCACAAAGCCAAGGCAATCTATCTATGCCCCACTTCGCTTCCATTGCTGTTGCGGCTCGGTCGTATTCATGCAGCGCATCCTGCATCCGGCGCATCGCCATCTGACTAGGCGCATAGAATTGCTTGCTTGGTTTTGGTACTCGTTTGCCCTTCATTTTACCTCTCCTAAACGTAGGGTGGGATGGTAGGGTGTGATCTAAAGATCATCACACCCCACCCACCTGTGCCGGAACGTGCGATATAAGTGGGATGGTCACCCCACATTTTACGCTAACCCCTTGTTAATCCAGACTTTGCCCTCATGCACAGTCACCACACCCTTATCCTGCAACCCTTGCCGCGCATCCTTGCGCTGTCCGGGCGTTAAATCGGGTGATTTGACCTTGTGCGCCTCATGCCATTGGCTCACTGACAAGGCGTCAGTGCTTAGTTTTATCAGCGTGTTTTGCAGCGATTGGAATGCGTGTTGCTGCCTCGCCGACAGGTTTTGCTTTTTGGTTGCACCCTGCGCCTCGATGGGTTTCATCACGATGCTGGTGTCGTCCAGCAACGCCACTGGCGTCATTTCAAACGTGATTTTGTCCATTGGCTCGGCGTCTTTCTGCTTTTCCATACCAAGCGCCACGATGCTTTCAGCCTTGCCAACCGACAGCACAGTGTCAGCCGCACCAGCCAGTGCCGAGCTACCGCGCATAGAATTGATGCCACGGCTCGCATCCTTGCCAGCGTGGTGGATTGCCAACAAGCCACAGCCGGTGTGATGCTTTACCGCGTCGCAGCCCCTGATGAACGCCGACATATCTGTGGCGCTGTTCTCTTCGCCGGTCATGCTGCGAGCCACTGTGTCAATCACCAGACAGCTAAATTCTTCATTGAGGCTGTCAATAGTACGCAGCAGCTTGTCGATGCTTTCCTCGTCCATCATATCAACGGCCATAGGTAGTACGCGCAGCAAGCCGGTATCCTCGACCTGATTGTGCAGCTTCCAAGCCTTGACGCGCTTGCCCAGCCCGCCAACGCCCTCACCGGCAATGTACAGCACAACGCCTTGCCGTGTAGCCCTGCCGTGCCACGCCAAGCCGTGCGCCATCGACAATGCCATATCAATGGCGATGAATGACTTGCCGGTGCCGGGTGCGCCATACATCACTGTGAAGCCGTGCTTGGTTAGTACGCCGTCAATCATCCACTCGACTGGCGGCATCGTCATCAGATACTGCTCATCATACAGCGGGTAAATATCAGGCTTGACCTCTGGCGCTGTCTCAACCACTGGCGCTTGCTTGGCTAGTTCCAGCAACACCCTCTTGCCATTGCCCGCAATCAGCCAGTCGGCCACGTCACCCTTTGGCGGCAAGTTTGGCAGGTCGAGGCGCTTGATCTTGCCCACCGTGCCGTGCAGCGCAGCGATCACTGTGTCGGCGTGTGCTTGCCCGGCCTCATCGTTGTCGGGCAGCACTACGACATTGCGATCAGCGAAATACTGGGCAAGCTCCGGTTTCCAGTTCTTCGACCC